GCACACGCTGCCGGACCCGATTTCCCCTAGCCCGACGAGGCGCGCCGTGCAGGACCAGACCCTCCTCGACCACGCCCACGAGATCGGAGCCCTCAAGGCCGAGGTCGCCCATGTGAAGGGCCGCCTCGAGGACATGGACGGCAAGCTCGACCAAATCATCGCGGCGGCCAACATGGGCCGCGGCGCGTGGCTGGTGGCGGTCAAAGCGGGCGGCATCATCGCGACCATCGCCGCGGGCGCGGCGTGGATCTGGCAGCACGTCCAAGCAATCTTCCAAAGGTAGGAGAGCGACATGGCACCGATTATCGCGGCCCTGCTGCCGATCCTCGGCGGCGTCATCGACAAGGTCATTCCCGACCGGGCCGCCGCCGACAAGGCCAAGCTGGAGATGCAGCTGAAGCTGCTGGACGCCGCGAACGCCGGGGCGCTGGCGCAGCTGGAGGTCAACAAGGTCGAGGCCGCCCACCAGTCCACGTTCGTCGCCGGATGGCGACCGGCCATCGGCTGGGTCTGCGCCGCAGCGCTGGCCTACTCCTACATGTTGGTGCCGCTGGTCGGGTTCGCCCTGACGATGAGCGGCCAGCCGGTGCCGAAATGGCCGGTGCTGGACAACAACCTGTGGGAGCTGATGTTCGGCATGCTCGGCATGGGCGCGCTGCGGTCCTACGACAAGGCGCAGGAGCGCGCGGCGAAGTGAGTGCGTCGTCCTGGCCGACCGCCTTCGCGGCGCTCCTGAAGCATGAGGGCGGCTACGTCAACCACCCCCAAGACCCCGGCGGTCGCACGAACCTCGGCGTGACGCAGCGGGTCTGGGAGGAATGGATCTGCCATCCGGCGACCGAGGCCGACATGCGCGCGCTGACGCCGGGCATGGTCGAGCCGCTGTATCGCAAGCGGTACTGGGACAAGGTGCGCGGCGACGACCTGCCGGCAGGCGTCGATCTCGCGGTCTTTGACTACGCCGTCAACAGCGGGCCGGGCCGGGCCACGAAGACGCTGCAGGAGGTCGTCGGCGTCGCCGCTGACGGCGCAATCGGGCCGAAGACGCTGGCGGCTGCGCGCGCGATGGAAACGGTCGAGGTGATCAACGGCATCTGCAACGCGCGGCTGGAGTTCCTGCGCGGCCTGCCGACATGGCCGACGTTCGGGAAGGGCTGGTGGGCGAGGGTCGAGGGCGTTCGACGGCAGGCGATCGAGCTGGCGCGGCCTCACTCGCAGGTGTAGACGGTCTCCGACCGGCGCAGCTTACGCCACTCCAACTTGCTCGTGAACGAGGCGTCGCGGAACAGCACCCGGTTGGTTGGCTGGATCGTCAGGCGACCGTGCTGCGTCCGCATGAACATGAACTCCTTGGCCTGCGCCGGCGCGTGCGTGTAGGCATCGCCCACCGGGATCGCCGTGAAGAGGTAGTCGGCGGCGAGCTCGCTGTCGGCGGCGCGCACGATGCCGTCGAGGCCGTCGAGGTAGTCGTAGATGTGCAGCGAGAACTGCGAGCCGTAGCAGTCCCATGTTTGCGCGTCCTTGATCGTCCAGGGCGGCGGGTCGCTGCAGAACGCCAGCGCATGGGGCGGCAGGTCTCGGTAGACCGCGCCGCATTCCAGCAGCACCGTGCAGCCCCACGCGCGGCCAGGATGGCTGTGCAGGCCGAACCAGACCGCCGGCAGCCATTCGTCGGCGTCGTAGCCGAGGAACGCGCCGTTGACCGAGACGTACTGGTGGCGCGGCAGGCTGCCGCTGGCGGTAAACAGCGTCACGACAGCGCCTCCCACGCCGCGCACGCCCACATCGCGATGTAGCTCGCGACCGCGACGCAGGCGGCGAGGTGGCGGGTCATGGCTTGCCCTCCAGCACGCGTCGAATGCCATCAAACGCCTCAATGCGAAGGTGTTCGCCGCGCGTCGCGTTTTGCGCCATTTCAACCGGACAATCGGCAAATGGCCGCGGATTCGCGATCCTATAAAGCACATAGTGGAGACGCTCATCGTCCTCGATCAGCCATTTGATTTTGGCTCGCAGCCGCTCGTTCTCCGCGCGCAGATGCTCGACCTCCGCATTTTTGCGCGCGACATACTCGCCCAGCGACATCTCGATAAGTTGCCCACCGGGCGTGGAAATCACCACCTTGCCGTCCCACTCACTCATGGCTTGCCCTCCTCTGCGTTAGCTTTTCGGACTAGATTGATGTTTGCTCCGTCCGGGAAGATTGCGTGGAGGACTGCCTCCAGCACCTCGACGCGGGCGCGGAGGCGCTCGTTATCGGAGCGCAGCTTCTTGTTCTCGGCTTCCAGCGCAAGGCGCAGGCCGTCAAGCGCGGCCCCCGGCACGAACATTTTGCTGTTGCTCATCGCCCATCCTCCATTTCCACGACCGCCATCCCGGCGGCCTCGATTGCGTTGACCACCCGGACCAAGAACGCCAACCGATGCTGATCGACCGGGCATTCGGGGTCGGGCGCGTACTGGTAGAGCCGCCGGAACGCGCGGCGGGCGGTTTCGGTGGGGGTCATTTGAATGCCTCGGTGTCCAGGTACGCGCGGATCACTTCAGCCGCGACCTGCGGGACAATGGCGTTGCCGTAGGCGCGCAGGCGTCCCACTCGGCCGGGTATCCCATGAGCCAGCAGGGGAAGGCCGGGTTGAGCGCGCCGCGCTTTTCCGTCTGCCCCGGTGAGCCAGATTGCGTCGGACCAGAAGGTTCCGTTTTGCCCAACCCCAGAGCCTCCACGCATTGCGTGGTCAGCGACTTCTGCGAGCCCTTCGCCCCCTCGTGCCTGTGCTGGTAGCCCAGCCTCGCCTCGTGGGCCATGGGCGTCGCCCAAGTCGACACGTTCGCCGCGTCCGCCAGCATCCCCAGCGTCAAGCCGAAGCCGTTGCCGTTTCGCCACTTCTTCTTCACGCGCTCCCGGCGCTCCCACATCTTCTGCGGGTCGCCCCCGTCGAAGTTCTGCGCAGTCGGCGTCGGCCACGGCGACCCAGTAGAGGCGGCTGCGGATGTGCGGCGCGTCGACGGAGCAAGCCGGGATATCGACGCCCCGGCAGGCGTAACCTTCTCCCGCCAGGTCAGTTCGCACTCCGTCGAACCAACCGTAGCCAGACGCTCCCGCAACCTGCTCTCCCATGACGAGAGCGGGCCGACAGGAACGGATGAGCCGAAACAGGTGGGGCCACAGATGCCTTGGGTCGTCGGCGCCAAGGCCTTGGCCGGCGACCGAAAACGGCTGGCACGGGCACGAGCCGGTCCAGAGCGGTCGATCGTCGGGCCACCCAGCAAGTCTAGCTGCATGTGACCAGCCGCCGATGCCGGCGAAGAAGTGGCACTGCGTGTAGCCTGCGAGGTCGCCGGCTTGGACATCCACGATGCTCCGTTCATCCACGTCGCCCGGCGCGATGAGCCCCGCAGCGATCAAGTTCCGCAGCCATTGCGCCGCAAAGGGGTCGATCTCGTTGTAGTAGGCGGTCACCGCAGCCCCGCCAGCACGATCACCACCGCGCCCGTCACGACGCCGAGCAGAGCGAAGGCGAACCAGTAGACGGCGGTGCCTTCCGTCCACCGCCGGTCCTCGTCCATCCAAGCTAGCGCATCCCTGCTGGCCTGGACGCGGCGCTCCTGTTCCTCGGTCATCCCGCCACCTCGGCCACCCGGCGGCGGCTCTCCTCCATGATGCGCTCATGCGCGTCGGGCGACGCGGCGCTGATGTCGTCCAGGTTGCCGCGCTGCGAGAGCATCACGCGGTCGATGTCCTTGACGCTCGCCGCCTTGCGGATCGCCGCGACGATGGCGCGGGCGCGCTCGGCCAGCTCGGGCGTGAGGGTTGCGCCGGTCGGGGAGGCTGGTGAGGCCTCTGCGGAGGGGGAAGGCTCCGCATCCGACGCGGCCGGCGCGATGTTGTCGGCCTCTTGTTCGGTGGCATCGAGGAGGGCGTCCATCGCGGCGCTGACGGCGGCGAGGGGGGTGGAGGGCGGGGTGATGTCGATGGCGCTGGTTGGGCCGCGCGCCTGGACGACGTCGATCTCCTCCGCGACCGGAAGGCCCATCATCACCTCGGGCGCGAAGAGGCGGATGAGCATCGTGGCGCTGCGGTAGCGCAGCATCTGGTCGGGCATCGTCCGGTACTTCGGGTTCTTCGTCCAGCCCTCGGCCTCGGCCATTGCCATCGACGCGGTGGCCTCGACCGGCTCGCCGCTATCGGCCAGCGTGGCGAAGGCGGTGACGCGCAGGTTCTTGCCCTCGCCCTCGACGCGCCAGTTGATGCGACGCGCGAAAACGCCCGAGCGGTTGGCCTTGGCGATCATGTAGGTGGCCGACCAGCCAGCGCGCCCGCTGACGAAGTAGATGTTCTGCAGGACGACCAGCGGCTCCTCGCGCGTGCGCTTGGCGATGGCGTAGGCGATGAGGCAGTCGGCCATCTTGCCGCGCAGGTGCGGCGGGACGAGCTCGCTGGCGGCGAACATCTTCGCGACGCGCTGCGAGTGCTCGAAATGCGCCGGTGCCAGCGGATCGTAGTCCGTCGTGACGGCGGGCAGGTTCACGATGTTGTTTGCGATGTCGGTCATGCGACGTACTCCCTCTGGATGCTGGCTGCGATCTCGTTGGCCGCCCACTGCGGAAGGCCGATCTCAAGAACACCGACGGTGTAGCCCGGCCAGTCGTTCGACGCAACGCTTTTCGCGAAGCGGCGCAGGATCTGGCGCAGCTGCTGGTCGGCGGCGCTGGCGGCGTCGGCGGACAGGGCGGCGACGTAGCCGAGATGCGGGGCCTGCGAGCCGACCACCATGAAGGCGTGGCTCGGGCGCTGGACGCCGAGCAGCCCGGCGACGAGGCGGAACATCGCGTCGCCCAAGTCGTAGCGGAGGCTTGCCGCGGTGCGCCGCCATGCGTTCGGCGCGGGGTTCGCGGTGGTCTTCAGATTGACCGCCAGCCCGGCCCTGCCGATCCACAGGTCGGGACGGCACAGCAGCGTCAGACCGGTTTCCTCGTCCTTCGCGACCATCGTGACCTCGGCTCGACCGCCGGCCTCGAGGAGGCGGCGGGCGTCGGGCTGGGCCATGAGCGCGTCGCGCATCGAGATGATCTGCATGTGCTGGTCGAAACTGATGATCGACCTGCCCTCCTGCGCGTCGCGCCACGCCTTGCCCTCGCGCGTCGAGAAGTTGAGGCCCTCGGGCTTGATCGCGTAGCGGTCGTGGAAAGCGTCGGCGCCCTCCAGGATGTAGCAGTGCGCGGCGGTGCCGAGCGTCATCGCGGGCGTGCTGTCCGACTGAATGCGCGCCGGGTTGCCGCGCCAGAAGGCGTGGGCGTAGGCCGGGCATTCGGTCTCGTAGGCGACGATGTCGCTGCCGCTGACCGCCGGGGCCGGAATGCCGGTGCCGGACAGGTAGGTGGCGAAGTCGATGTCGTGGTAAATGCCGTCAGCGAGCATCGGTCGTTTCCTTCTTCATCTGGCGGTGGACCCAGCCGCGCAGCGCGGCCATGCGGGACTGCTTCTTGCCGCGCGGGGCGTGGGCCGCCTTGCGGATCATGCTGCGGTAGGTCCGCAGCAGCTTGCGGCGTTCGGTGGTCATCGCTTGCCCTCCATCGCGGCGAGCTGGTGCTCCAGCGCGGCGATGCGCTGGTGGGCCAGCAGGTAATCGAGCGTCTCGGGGTTGAGGTCGCGGGCCAGTTCGACGCGCAGCTGGATGCGCGCCCGGAGCGTCGCGGGCGTGTCCGGTAACGCGCGGACGGCGGGGAGGGGGCGGGTCATGCTGCCTCCGGCGGCTGCTCGCTCAACACGCGGTCGAGCGCGTCGCGCAGGCGCTGCGCGTCGTAGGGGTCGAGGCGGATGGTCAGGCTGTCGATCTCGACGATCACGCGGCGAAACTTTTCGCCGTGCTCGTAGGACCGCGCGGCGACCTTCTCCGCGCTCATGAAGGCGATCTCGATGTCGCGGATCATGCCAGCACCATGATCGCGGCGATGGTGGCGCCCATCAGGGCGGCGAAGACGAGGTGCATGGTCAGCCCTCCAGCTCGGCGGTGATGGTGCTCTCGGCGTGGACCGCGATCTCGCTGACCATGTCGGTCACGCTGGCGACGCTGGTCTGGTACTCGCTGTCGAACGCCTTCGCGACCTCGACCGACATCAGCACGGTGCGGTCGATCTGCGCGCCGCAGATGTCTCGCAGACGCGTTAGCGCCGCGATGATGTCGCGCTCGGCGTTGGCCTTGGCGATGTCGATGCGGCGCAGGGCGCTCTCGCAGTCATCGATGAACGACATGTTGCTCATAGTCTGTCTCCCCGGTTGCGTCGCCAACGCGGCGACAGGGCAAACATACACCAGCGGTGCAGGCCGTCAACAGGTTCGTGCGAATAGTCTGCTTGACGGCTAAACGCCGGGTGTAGTAGCCGTGGCGACATGAACCTGCATTCCTTCATCGCCGCCATCGGCGGCACTCTCGCGGCGGCTCGCGCATTCGCGACCTCGCCACAGGCCATCAGCAACTGGAAGCGGCGGCAGCGGCTTCCGGCGGCTCGCCAGCTCCAGGCGCTGCAGATCGCGCGCAAGAAGCGCCTGCGGTTCGATCCGGTGGCGGCGACGCAGCCCGAGGCGCGGCGATGAACCGGATCACCGCGATCGAGCAGGTCACCAACGCCTTGCGCGCCGCCGGTGGCCGGGCCACGACCTCGGATCTCTGCGCGGCGTTGTCGCATATGGACCGCGCGGCGGTTTTCGGCTCGCTGGCGCATCTCAAGCGGCGACGCATCGTGGACAGCAACTACGTCCCGACCCGCCCGCCGGAAACCGGCTGGACATACTGGTTTGCGTCGATGAAGCCGGTACGCGGCTCGCGCTATCGGGCGGCGGTCTCGGCGGGGTTCACGCGGGTCATCTGCGAATGGATGGACAGCCAGGGCGGCGAGGCCAGCATCGAGGCGTGGCGGGCGTGGATCGCGGGCATACAGAACCGCATCCGGCTCAACAGCGCGATCCATTCGCTCCGCAAGCGCGGCCTAGCCGAGTGGCGCGACGACCGCGTCGCGCTTACGCCAGCGGGCCACAAGGCACTTACGCTCGGCCGCAAGGTCGCGCCATACCCGCCGCAACTGCGGGATTTCGAGGACGGCGAGCCGGTCGAAGCGCAGCCATCCACCGATCCCGAGCAGAGCGTCGAACGCGCCGAGCGCCTCTGGCCGCGGCTGATGGCCGGACGGCGTTTCGAGAACATCCCGGCGCATATGATCCGCCCGCTGAAGGTGCTGCGCTGGACGCCGCGCGTCGAGGCGCGGAGCCTGACCGGGTCGAGCGGTGCCATGCTGGCGGAAAGCCGCAGCTCGATTGGAACGACGCCATGAAGCGCAAATGGCAGGGCATCATCCTGGGCGAGCCGGTGTCCAAGGCCAACTCGCGCCGGATCGTGAGGTTCGGCACGAAGCTGCGCGTCATCAAGTCCGAAAAGGGGCTGGCCTACGTCGAGGCCGTCGCGCGGCAGGTGCCGGAGTTGCCGCTCGATTGCCAGCTGCTGTCGCCCATTCGGCTTACCGCGCACATCTACTATTCCAGCAACAGGCCGGACCTCGATCCGAGCCTGCTGCTGGATGCACTGCAGGGCCGCATCTACCGCAACGACCGCGCGGTGCGGGAAATGCACCTGTATCACCACCTCGATCGCACGACGCCGCGCGCCGAG